TGTTCATACATATATTTTACTACATAAGACTAAAAAAGGCTATAAACATATTTATCGTTTTAAACGTGTTTTTAGCCTTTTCTTTATTTACCCTAACAAATACTCATTTCAATCTATTTTGCTCGTTAGAATCACTTCTAGACGTGTTTAAATTGATTTTAAGAGTTTTTTCTTCTTTTTCTACGCAAGTTATAGTCTTTGTCTATCAAAATTTGAAATATTATTGTTCTATCAACTAGATATTCAATTCCATCACTATTGAAACCAACGATCTTACACCACCAGCGATTGAAAGTATAAGGTTTAGTCAATACAATTTGCACTAATTCAGTTTCATCAAATAGCGTTGCCATTGCGACATCCCCTGCTCTTAGACCTATATTGCCATGGTAGTTAAACCATCCTCCGCAGGTTTCTTTAAAGTGCTCGTATTCTGTATCTCTTTTAGGCATTTAAATAATTCCTATTTGAGTTAATAATGCACATTTTACTTCTTTTGCTTCTTGCCAATCGAGTGATTTTATATGCCACTTAACATTTTCTCTGTTGATTGTTAAAATTTGCTCTGCCTTTGCCATTCCGTATTCATGTCCTGTATCAATCATTACATGACAAGGCAAATCAGTTCTTTTTAAATTGCTAGTAATGGGAATTACATTTACTGTTTTACTACCTTTATTTTGAATATCGTTTGAAATAACGATACATGGTCTCCTTTTGTAAAGAATCGTATTGCTATATCTTGGCAAATCACACCAATAGATATTATTGTTTAGGATTTCCATAATGATAACCACCTATCCTTCCTAATTTATCCTCTAAATTTCTGTTATGTTGCTGCAATCCGTATATTTTTCTATCTCTCTCAATTAAAGCCTGTTTAATTAATACCATATCGTCATATGCTTCATATAATCCGTTCTCTTTCAGAGCTTTTTCTACATTTTTAAAACTCGTCTCTACTTGAGTTTTTGCTATCATCTTCTTCATTCCAATCCATCCCGTATACATCATCCTTTGCATCATCCTCATCACTCTCAATTGGAACACGTACAACTTTAGTTCCAATTCTATGAGTGAATAAAATGCACACTGCCCAAATAGGGTGTACATGAATCACCATGTATGCAGTAAATATCATTACCGCTATGTTATGAATTGCCATGCTTAAATACATCATTTTGCTATTTTCTCCTTCATGTATTTTGAAGTCATACTTTGAGCTTCTACCCCTTCTTTTTCCAACGCAATATTCCAAATATCATTTAATAATGAATCAACAATATTACATGAATTACTGTTTTCTGTATCAGAAACAGTAACATTCAATTTAATTTGTACATTCGTACTTTCTTTAGGTTTATTTCGTTTCTTCAAACCCATCATATCCATATCTCCTATGTTGATACTTGTATTTTCTAGCTTCATATTCAGCTTTGTTTAGATCATCAATCAATCTACCATTCTCAAGCTCCAATTCATTAATTCGTTCTGAAACAACTAAGGAATAAAGGAGCATTGAAGCTATGCCCCCTATAAAAAATCCTGCAAAGAAATAAATCATCATACCACCTTACAATTATCTAAGATTTCATGAATTGGGGTACTTGTATCAATACCTTTAAAATGTCCTTTTCCATACATTTCAAGCAAAGTACCGTAATTTGAAATACACTGCCGCATTCCACTATTTTTATATGCATTCAATAAATCATATTCCCACTTGCTCAATTTATATGGTAGCTTTTTGTATGGTTGTTTAAGCCATTTCATTATTTCATGCTTACCAATACAGTGACCGTTTTTATCTTCAAAATCACATTCACTACATGTTATTGCGCAGCATTCAACAACTTTTCCTTTTGAAATAGCTAATCCATCAACACACAATTCAATTATTCTATCCTTGTAATGCTCAAGGTTAGTTTCAACATTCTCTTTAAAATGTTCATTTACTAATTCTGTAATTAAATTTATATCTTCTTTGAATCTGATCATTGCATCCATTGAATTGTCTGAACTGTAATATGCTTCTTCCATTCGATTTAACGATTCTTGATATTCTTGTTTTGTTGTCATTAAATCCACCCCAATTCCTTCATCTGTTGTTGAACCGCTTTTAACTCATTTGCAGTTAAACTTTTTATTGAATTTGCCATTCCACATTCCGTATATGAATAAAAGATTTTATCTTTTAAATTAAATTGAATTATGTAACGCATAATACTTCCTTTTTCATAAACAACACAATCGCCAAAAGCACATTTTTTATACCCTAGCTTTTTAAACATTTCTCTAGCAGTCATCTTTATCTTCCTCCATTAACTTCTGCCCGCAGAATGGACAACGAGGATAATATTTATTTCCATGATACGTTGGAATAGGCACAACTCCATTCTCACAAGTTGGGCAACATAACATCAAATCACCGCATGGGCCAAACTCAATATCAATAGGTTTCTTTGGTGTTTCTTTGTCAACTAATTCTCTAAGTGTGTCCATTGAATCATATATTTCATTGACACTAGGTAATGAAGCCAAATCTTTACCTACCATATAATAAGTAAGAGTATCACCGATTGTATTTAATGCTTTTTTACATTTATTCATAGCCTTCTAACACCTCAATTCCTAACTTTTCATATTCTTCTTTAATTAATTCTTTGTAATCCTCATAATATTCATCAGAACTACAAGCGCCTTTAGCGGAATAATAAGTAGTTTCTTCAATATCTTTGTTTCTCAATAAATCAGAAAATAAATCATCTAAATCTCCACCATAGTTGTATATTTCTTCTGATAAATCATCTTCACAATAAATATTTCCATTGTATTCGTATTTTTTATTCATATCCCTTTATCTCCCTCTTTAATTCGTCAATAGCTTCTTTAACTTGTTTCAAGTCTAAATCTACGTTAGAAACTAAATCTGCCATTCTACAATTTGAATAGCCTTGTAAAGCTCCTTCTAATGTGGAATGAAAGGAAATCTGTTTCTTGATTTCCGTTTCTACTCCGTCTTTGCTTTTTTGAATTGCATCTTGAACTAAAGTATAGCTTTTTCCATCAGATGTAATTCCGTATCCGTTCTTTAAATTAATCATTTTCTTTCACTCCATCCTTATAAATATTATCTAGCCAATCGTTACAATCTTTTTTAAAATTATTAAAATGCTTTTGAGCTTTCTCCATAGTGGCGTAAATTCTTAAATATTCCATTGCTAGACGTGGATTTTTTTGGCGTAATTCTTCCCATCTATCTGCGTGCTTACTATTCATTTTCTTGCTCCTTTAGCTTTTTAACAAATTCATCAACTTCTTTTTTGATTTGTACCGCTTTTTTTAGTTTCCTCAAATTTGCGTTTTGCAGTTTCTTTAGAATTTCTTCTTGTTCTTTTTCTGTCATACTTCAGCCTCTTTATCCACTTTCTTCCTTATGTTTCTTTTTAGAAATACAATCGTATTTTTTAACGATTCAATAACCTCTTTATCGTCTATATCATGTATATCATAAATAAACCTAAGAGCCATTTCTAAGCCGTCCGATACTCCATTTCCATAAGTTGTACCTCTATTTTCGTATTCTTCCATTTTAAGAAACACAAAGTTTTCTATTTGTTTAATTTCTTCTTTTTTCATACTTCAGAATCCTCATCTTGTGGCATTTGGAACATTTCAGAATACGTACACTCGTTAAACTCTTGAATGTCGTTTAAAACTTTTAGAGCTTTTTCTTCGGTTGAATAAACACCTAATACATTACTTTCTTCTCCTAAAGAATCGTTTATGTAATATATGCTTCCATCTACACTTGGACTAATTAATACTTGATTTACATTTAATAATGCTTTTCTATCTTGACTTCTAATCCACATACCTAATACCCCTTCGCTAATCTTTCTTTATTGATCTCATTCTTGCGGATATACTCGTTATAGATTTCCTCAATCGAATATCCTAAATGCAATCCTAGTGCGATTACATAAGCTAGTACGTTATCATCTCTTGTTAAACTGATAACACAACTAAATGCATATGCCTGTCCAAAACCTAAATCCGTTTTTAGCTTGTTGTAATTCCACTTAATATCCTCATCCATATAACATCCTGTACCAAACTTGATTTCGTACATCAATGCAAAGTGAACAACATCAATATATTCTTCAAATACCTTAGCTTCGTCTTTAGGCTCTTGCGTGAACTTCCACCAACACCAATCTGATTTCTGAGCGTGCATCAATTCTCCTAATTCATCAAACAACGCACTTTCTAATTGAGTTTTAGAAACATAGTCTACATTATGTTTCTTAAATACTTCCTCATCATATGCTTTCTGTCTTTCAAGCATATCTTTAATTAATTCTGTACTTGTCATTTGTTTCTCCTTTTATAATTCAACATTTTCAATCAATGCTCTTTTTTCGAGGATTGATAAATATAATCCCATGTATTTTTGTTGCTCTCTTAATAGTTCAAGCGGGCAATCATGCTTAGTTACTTCTTTTCCTAGCATTTCTTCAACTTCAATTTTGTTACAGAAATTCTTCAATTTCTCATATCTGATTTTTACTTGGTGATATTCTGCTACAAATCTTTCTTTGTAATCATCAGAATTGTAATCATCAGAATTCATTAACTCTACTGTTTCTTTTAATTCCATGTTGTTTTTCTCCTTTTTTTCTTTGACTTTTCTAATCTCAATTGATGATGGATAAAGGTTCAAAGCTTTTTGCTTAATTTCAAAAGATTTTTGATTTCTAATCTTGTTCCAAACTTCTTTTTCTGAATCAGCTTCTACGATTTCCGATAATTTAGCGAATATATTCGCCTTAAATAAATATTTTGCCATGCTTTTACTCCTATTTTGAAAACAATAGTTTTCCTTTTTGCTCCGCTTTAAATTCTTCATATCTTTCAATCATTTTAGGAGTTGCCCATTCAGGAATTTCCTCAAAAACTTCTAAAATTTTAGTGTCTTTGTAATGAGCTAATTTATATTTATCATCAAATAAATAAACTCTATTCCTGATTTGCAATCCTTTTTCTTTGACTTTGCCTACATATTCCCATTTGCCTTCGATATTTCTTTCAATAACCGAATAGCAAATTTCAACAAATCTACATAGATTGATTTCGTCTTTTCTTATGTAATTCGCTTTTCTCATCCTTGTTTCTCTATTCATTTATTCTTCCTTCAAAACATACTGTTTTATAAATCTTCGTGCATATTGTGGATGAATCATACTTCTTTGTGTTTGCACACTGTATTCACCTTTTTTTACCTTAGAAATTACTTTCTTAGGTACAAATTCAATAGGCTCAAAATCTAAGTTGTTTTGTACTTTACAATTAATGAACCAATATTGTGTTGGCTTCTCAAAATAATCTCCGTCCATTCTTCTATTTCTATCAATCATAGAAGGCTTTATACACCAATAACTCGTTAAATAATGAGGTTGCGTATATGGATTTTCAATAATCATCTGCAATCCTCTTTTTTCTGCTACAACAACTAACATACTGATTAATTCATATAACTCATGTAGTTCATCATGCAGCTTCATGCTATATTCTAATTTCTTTATATCATCCCAATTTTTCTGTTGCTTGGCTTGTCCTCTAAACCAAAGAGGAACTTTTGCTTCAAACCTTGTACAAGGAAAGAAAGCAATGATTAAATCGTCTTTCTTTATCCCGTCAAATATGGAAGGTTCGTTATGATACCCCCCCCCGAATCTCTTTGAACAAATCAATAACATAATCAGTTTGATTGAACTCATTTTGAATATCGTAGTCATAAGCATTGATTCCAAGCTTTCTGAACTCATTCTTGAATGTTCCTGATTGTTCAAATAAACAATGTACTTTCATCTTCTTTTACTCCTATTTAAAACAACGTTTCTTGTTCATACTTTTTACCATTGCACGTGAATACATTAGATTTCTTTTCTTGAGACTTTGATTCATCCCAGTATTTAACTAACTCGTTATAATTGCTTGTGAATGTCCCATCATAAGCAACTCCGTTTATCACTGTATGATAATCAAGATCAATTTCTTTATCTTCGCCTATTCTTTCAAAGACTAGTGCGTGCTCGTAATCTATATAAAACTCAGCGTTTGGAAACACACGTTTAATATATTTGTCCGCTTCTTTTAATTCGTAGTTTTTAAAGAATGAAGCATATCTTCCGTAAACGTTATTTTCCGACATATTCTCCAATGTATAGACTTCCTTCGATTACATACAGATTCATAATGTTTTCCTTTGTTGCCCCTAGAAAGTCTTTTCCAGGCTTTTTAAAAGCTAGTTTTCCATCTTTTGTACAGTATTTGTGTTTTTTATCGCCTTCACATTTCATAACACTGTACATAAGTTCATCATCATATCTTTTTGCAATCATCTAGAATGGCATCCCTTCGTCATTATCATAATGTTCAGGATATGATTGGTAATTTACTTTATTTGTAAACGGTTCTGTTTGTGGCTGCTGCATCTGTTGCGGTTGAGGTTGTTGATACGTTTGTTGATAAGCTTGTGTTTGTGGCATTGTCGCATTGTTTAAAGCCAATTCTACGTCCATTACATACACGCTAGTCTTATACACCTTCTGATTGTCTTTGTTCGTGTATGAGCTTTTTTGAAGCTTTCCATCAACTGCAATGTGTTGTCCTCTGAATCCATATTGATTAATATGTTCTGCATTATCTCCCCACGCAGTACAATCAAAGAAAGATTTATGTTCTTGCCCGTCCTTCCCTTTTTCTTTAACTTCAATTGAGAAGTTACATAGGCTTTGTCCTGTATTCGTTTTCTTTAAAACAATATCGCTACCGATTTCTCCTGATAAAATAACTCTGTTCATTTCTTTTCAACTCCTTTATACAAATTCAACACCTATTGAATTAGGCCTGATTCCTTCTATCATCTGATACATATGTGATTTAGAAATGAAATTCTTTCTAGCACACTCGGCAATTGAGCTATAGACTGTATCGCCTATTCTTACTTTCTTCTTGTTTCTCAATCCTTGAATCTGAGCTAGTTTGATAACTCTTAGGTTTTCAATTTTCATTTCTCCGTCCCAAACGATAGAATCATTCTTTTCTATTTCCCCGACAAAAGCTTTGTAGGCTTCAAACAATACATTCAAGTATCGTTTTCCTTCTTTAAAGTTCACTACAACTCTGTAAATTGATTCCGTTTCCTTTTTAGCTTTCATTTCCCTTTGTTTTCCTTTTAGATCAACAGAAACAACTCTTAAATAACTTGTGATGTAATATCTGATTCCTGTTTTACTTTCGCCTAGTAGTTGGAATTGCTCAGCATCTTCACTTGTTACCTTTCTTCTTTCTTCCTCATCCGTTTCAATAGGAAGAAGAATACATCCTTTGTAGGTTTCCTCGTTCCGAACCATTTTGGAGAACTGAGCATTTGTAATGCACAATTCCCTCATTACGTCTTTGGTGTTTACGATTCCTCGTACAACCGATATATCGTTTTTATCCAACATATAATATTGCACTTGCTACCCCTTCCTTTCTTATCCTTTCATCAAATCTCCCAACATCTTCATACCTTCCTCCTTTTTTGGAGGTGCAGGCAATTGATCGTGTTGTTGATACATTTCCAAACTGATTTGACCTGAATTTAATAACTGTACTTCTTCTTCACAAATCTCTTTATACGCTTGCAAAAATCTATCTCTGTAATATTGCAAGTCTTTTTTATTGCTCCACGCAATATCTCTTAACAGATAGCTCCCTCCGAGCGCTTTCTGAATGTTTCTAGGCAGTTTATCGTAGTTTACCTTACTAGTATGAGGGTCGCACTTTGCGTTCCTTAAAACGATTTCCCAAGCCTCTCCACACTCTTTAGTTTTCCCAATAGCAGTTTTACTGATTCTTGTTTTTACTTGTGCTACGTTTGGAGCAAACTCTCTTGTATCACTTTGGATGATTTGATTAACTGCATTTGCTACCACCAAGTATTCATAATCCTTAAAAGATACTTGCCAAAGTTTCAAATAGGCTTGCGTATCTTCCTGAGTCATATGTTTGTAAGTCATAGGATAATTGATTCTTAGCACCTGTAAGATTCTTTCAGTTTCTTCTAATGTCAAAATGCATACCCCATTTCTTTTCTCGTCAATTGTCTTTGACCGTTGTTGTTGTTCTGCAATTTGTAGAATGTTAACCAACTATGTACAATGCTCTGATTTACAATAGCAATCTTGGTAACATCATCTACCGCCAATTTATCTAATTCATTTAAAGACAACTTCATAGCTCTAACAGTAAGAGGTTTCCTCACTTTAGTACGCATATCTACAAAGTCATGCAATGCATCTTGCAAATCTTTGTTTTCTGTATATTCTGCAATAACAGAATTAACACTTTCTTTTTTGTTATTTTTTTCTACATCTTTATTTTTGGGATGTAGTAATTCTTCTTTGGTACTATAAGTATTAATATCTTTAATAGAATTGTTATTTAATAGATTAATATTTTGTTCGGGATTTTTATCCGTAACGGGTTGGGAATTTTTTCCGTACCCTTCGGGAATTTTTTCCGTACCCTCAGTTTTTTTGTCCGTACTGATTAATTGATCGTACTTATCTGTTAGTTTGTATAAAGAGAATGTTCCACCTTGTTTAAGAGTTTCATGTTCCATGATTCCTGTTTCACATATCTTTTTCATGCGTCTAGATAACGTGTCTTTCTTCATATTCAAGATAGGTATATCTTCAATAACTCTAGAGTAATTAACCCATGCGTATGTTTTATCACCGACATTCATTTTTATCATTTTAGAGCTACTGTAAAAATCAACGAACCATCTAATAATTAACAAATCATCAACATCAAATCCTAACTCAAGAGCTTTTTCTTGGTTAAAACCTAAAATCGTGTATTTCACTCTTAACACCTCCTAACATTCTGTACCTATGTACTTTGTATGGAAAACGTAAGCAACTGCCATTGCTTGCCATATGTCTTTTTTAAATCCGTAGAAATATCCAGGCTCTTTCGTATTATAGAACTAGAAGTTATTCAAGTAATAATTCTAGTTTTTTATTTTATTTAGAAGTGATATCATATCACTGAAGAGAAGTTAATCATTATA